CGGCCCCTTGGTTTCCTTCGCCCACTTCTTGCAACCCCATTTCGGACTGTTTATTGCGTAACACGCTTTCATCTGTTGCTTGCTCTTGAATGGCATTTGTTTCTTCGTTAGGGATTACTACTTTTATTGGTTCCTCTTGCTTTGTTGTCAAATCAACCTTAATAGGTTCATCTGTTTTGTTTAATTTTCTTACTGAAGGTTTTTTTGTTTTTAATTTAAATTCTCCTTCTTGTTTTACTTCTTCTGACATAATATGATAATATAAAATTGGTTAATAAGTTTATTCCATTTGTAACATTCCTCCTAAATCATTAATTAAATTTTCCGCATTATTCTGAAAATCTTTTGGTAAAGAATCATTCTTACGTTGATCTATTAATTCTGATTGTTGGGTGGCTTGTATTTTTGTTCTTTCGTCTTTTCTATTTTCTAATTGATTAAATTTATTAGTATCTGCCTGCACTTTTAATTGTGCTAATTGCATATCATAATTAAATTGTTCCGCCATTAATTGTTTTTTAATTTGAGCCTCTGTTTGTAATCTTTGAATTTCAAATTGAGATTTAGCTTGTTCAATATTAATAGCTTCTTGCGTCAATGCTTGTTGTTTTTGGACTTCAAACATTGCTGCTTTTTCAGCATTTTGAGAATTAGCATCTGCTTGCGCTTGTATGTTTGTTAATTGCTGTTGTTGTACTAATTCTTGTTTCTTTTTTCTTTTTAACTTTAATAATTGATTTGCTAATTTAATATTCCTAACTTGTCTTATATCAATAGCATCTTCTAAATCAATCCCTTGGTTTTGCAAAGAAACTTGTATGTTTTGTTCTAATTGTGCTTTTTCTTCTTCGTCTGGTTCAATCTCTAAATAAATACCAAAATCATGTAAGTTTAATTTTTCAATTTCTTTTAATACCTCTACATTGTAAGTTGATATACTTTGTTTTAATGAGTTTGCTGTTAATGGACTATTTAAACAATCTGCCACACGTAATGATATGTTTTCACAGATTCTTGTAGTTAAATATATACTAGCATCTTTTATGTGACGTGTTGCTACATTAGAAGCATTTGCTGCTATCTTTTGTAATCCTACTAAAGCATTTGCATCTGGCTTGCTACCATCAACTGCCTCATTAAGACCTGTAACATCTCTAATCATTTGTAAGTAATACTGATAAGTTTGTATTAAACTTTGTATCTTACCTTGACCACTTGATGTTGTTAACTCTTGAATAGGCACTTTGCCCCTATTTATTTCTCCATCTTGAGTTAAAGATCTACCCACAATACTACCAGTTTGAAAATACATATTCAATGCTTCTGCTGGATTATATTTTGTACCATTCCCTAAATCAACCTCCATTAATCCGTCTACATCTAAAAATACCCCATCAGGTACTACTCTAGACATAACTTGTTGAAGTTTCAAGTGAGTTAATTGAATCATATCAGCAAATGAAATACACTTAGAAACAATTGAATCAATTCTGCCCTTATACATTCTTGGGGCAGCTATATTGTAGTTCATTTTAACTCTTGTAGTATCAGCATATGGGCGAGTCATATCATTTGACAATTTCCACTCTAACATCATATTAGTGCCTATGATCTTTGCCCCAGTATATAATACCTCTATTGTTCTTGATACTCTTTCAAAATTATCACTTGGAGGGGGATTAAATGAATCTGTTTTTTCAATTACCTTCTCTAATCCGTTCTCATTATTTTTTATTTTGAAGACTTGATTCATATAAGTTTTATATTCAAAATATAATACTTGTACTGTATTTTCATCGTAATTCCCCCATCCTTGTATATACTGTCTGTTGCCGGGCATTTGTTGTATCTTAAGAAGTTCGTCTTCAGATATATATGGGAATTCTTTTTTTAATTCTGGTATAGTTACTGCTTTAACTTCTCCTACATAATAAATATCTTCAAAGTTCGGATCTTCAGTATATGAATAAACCAAATATGCTGGATCCACATAATCAACCGTAATACCCTCTGATTTATTAAACGATGTTTTAGTCGCAGCAATACCAATGGTTGTTAAATCGTAGTTAAGTCTTTTTCTAATAAGATCATATTTATTGGTTTTTAACACAGTATTTATTGCTTCTTCCTCTGCAATCTCAATGGACTGTTTATAAGAAAGTTGCATATGCAATTCTAATTCATCTTGGTTTGCTGGTAAAGCATCTGCAGGAATATTTGATTTTGATATATTAGTACCTGTTTTTTGTAATACGTTTTGTATTATTGGCTGGTTGACCATATCAAATTGCAAAGAAGAAGCATAGTCCATTTTCTTTTTAACTGATTCTGGATCTTGTGCAAATGCTCTTACATCATAAGTTTTTTGAGATATACCATTAGCAACTATATCAACAAACTTAGATAATATAGGAACAGGTGTCCAATCTAAATTTAAGTAAGATAAATCACCATTAATTGATAATTCATCTTTATATTTTTGTACAGATTGCTCACCTCTTGCATATAACCTTAATCTATTAAAATTATTCCAATGTGTTAAATATCTATTGCCGCTAGTTTTCCCTTGGTTAAACCATTCTTGTTCTATAGCACGAGATACCTGTAATCCATATTCTTCAGAAGCCTTAGTAGCATCATCTACAACCTGACTAGGGAAAGCACTATTTGGATTTGTGTATATATTCATTTACTTAATAATTTTTGATGTAGTTCCTTCGTTATTATATTTTCTAAAACCTAAAGGCACAGACACTATTTCTCTTTTTTCAGTTGGCATATATTTATTTTTGTTACAAGCCATTATTGCTAATCCTGAACTAATAGAGGCATCATGGTTTGTTCTTCTGGTTATATCGAATCTTGCCCAATCCTCTAAAGTATCCTGGAAGTACATTGTCCCATAGCCTGTTTCAGTTAGTCCAACATAATCCTCTATTTCTGTTTCTATTGCTGCAGCGTGTGCTTGTATTATATCTTGAGAAGAGTTAGGAATTCCTCCTATTTCTCTTTCCGTTGCTGATAATTTAGAAAATGGCCTATCCGGCCTGTTCATTGAGTAACCCCTGTAGCCTCTTCTTTTAAAATGATATAGTAATCTTGGTTTATTGTTTTCTGCAAGAATTGGCATACCGTAAAATATACAAGCCATTAGTACGTCTTCAAAAAATATTTCAGCAGTTTGTGGCCTTGATATATATTCTAAAAAGAATGTATTACTTGGGGCATCTTCCATTGAGAACTTTGTTCTTCCGTGCAATGCTCCTTTAGATCCTTTGCCATCCGTTGTTCCTGATATATCATAAGGGTCACACCCGAATGCACCAATATGTTCATTACCAGGCCATTTCATATTATTCTTTGATATAACAATATTTTGCAAATGATATGGAGGAATCCATGAAATCAAGAATCTACCACTTTTATTCGGATAAAATATTACTTTTGTATCTTGGACGCCACCTTCCCATTGAAAATTGCCTCTAGTTAATATGTTTGAATTCCTTAGATCATTATTATAATCTATTTGTTCGTATATTTTTGTAAGATTAAACAACGATTGTTTTGTTTCATCTCTAAAAGCGTGTTGTTCTGTTCTTGGAAATTGTCTATAGTATTCATTTAATCCATCAGAATCGGACTTTAGTCCATCTACCTCATTCTGCCAATGCTCGATAACTCCATAATCTATTTCATTCCCATCAATTCCTTTGACTGGGGTTTTCGGAGTATCGAAGACAGGTATGCCATAAGTATCAATGAATCCCTCGTAGGACCATTCCATAGGTATGAACAAACTATATAATCCTGAATTAGTCTGTCCGTTGCGGTTTCTTTTCGTGACATCTGAAGCATAATATAGTTTTTTAAAATTGTCTCCTCCTTTATCTAAAGCATTTGACGTTGAACCCATCATACACTTACCAATAATTCTACTACCTAATCTTAAACACGTTTTAGTAACTCTCCAGTTGTTTAATATATTATCCGGTCTTAACCATTTACCACTTTCATCATGAACCAGTAACTTAAGTTTTTCACCATCGTAAGAGTTATCCCCTGTATTTTTCCAATCTATTGTTGTATCAAGACCTTCCATTTCTTCTGGATTTTCTTGACTATCTAATTTTCTTCTTGTAAATTTAGAAGCAGGCACTCTATATGCAAGTTCTGTTTTAGGTCTATCCATACCATCTTGGATAGGTTTAAAGAAGAAGGGATAATTAAGAGAGATTGGAACCACCTTATCGGTAAACATTGTTTTAGCATCGGCTCCAGCTTTTGATAAGATTCCAAATCTTGAATCACTTGATATAGTTGCTTGATTAACTAATTCAGCAGATGACATAAAAGAAAATCCAGAACGTCTATTCTTTAAATAGCACATCCCATAACATCTTGGATCTGCTTTACAAGCTTCCCAGAATATAAAAAACAATCTATTTGATTCTCTAAAGTCTGGCGCACCAACATCTATTTTGCTCCATTGCAAGTACATATAATGTGTACCAGTTACATATGTAGGAACTCCATTATTATAAAATGAAAAGCCTTCTTCTCTATGCTTAAACTCGTTATCAATATAGTCATACCATTTTTCTTTGAAACTATCTGGATATTTATTCCAGTCAAAGACACTCTTTATTTTTTCAAGTTCTTTTGGTATTTTTAATTGTTCCCAGTATTGTTCTTCTTTCTTTGAATCTCTCTTAAATGAGTTATCCATTAATGGTAGAGCAATCCTTAAGTTTTGTATCTCGTATATTTCTCCAATCTTACCTGTTTTACTAATAATAATTACATCATGGTCCTTATTATATCCATATTTCCATTTATTATAACGATTCTGCTGTTTAATAATTGATGATTTAATATGGTTTGGTAATATCTTATAAAGCGTTTGTTCGTACATTATTTAGATCTCCCTTCTGCAAAACCTTTAAATATTTTTTGAGTACGTTCTAATGCATCATCGCCCTCGTGTAACATTCTTTCTTCTTCCTCTATCCTACTTAGAATTTCAAAAGCATCAAATATGGCTAACTTTTTTGTTGCTGCAGCATTCTTTAA